TCATGGCCCCGAGATTATCAACTCCCGCGCCGGGGTCGGGCCGCCGCCGACACTGTAGTTGAGGGAAACTTCCTCGATCTCGAAGCCGGCGAACAGCTCGCGCACCTCGGGCCGGTCATTCAGCGAGAGGATAAAGCGCCCCTGAAGCCCGCCCAAGATGCGCCTCAGACGCTCGAAATCGGCCTCTGAGAAGATGCCCTTTCCATAGTCATCGGTGTGCCCCCAGTAGGGCGGATCGCAGTAGAACAGCGTCCCTGGCCGGCTGTCGTAGCGCTCGATGCAGGCACCGAAGTCGAGGCACTCGATCAGCACGTCCTCGAGCCGCTCGTGGACCGCCTCGAGCATCGGCTCCAGCTTGCCGAGACTCCAGCGCGGCCGGCTGTAATCGACGCCGAAGGTGCGTCCCATACCGCCGAAGCCGGTATTCTGCAGGTAGAGGAAGCGCGCCGCCCGCTCCAGATCGGTGAGCTGGTCGGCTGGGGTGGCCCGCAGCCGGTAGAAATCGGCGCGGCTGTAGAGCTGGAACTTCAGCACATCGAGCAGCTGCTGGTAGTGCCGCTGCAGGATACGGAAGAGCGTGACGACATCGCGATTCACGTCGTTGATCACCTCCAGCTTCGGCCGCACCGGGCGGCGGAAGAACACCCCGCCCATGCCCACGAAAGGCTCCACGTAGCGGGTGTGCGGGATCTCGGCGGTGCGCTCGCCTATCCGGCGCGAAAGGGAACGCTTGCCGCCCAACCACGGGGCGATGGGCTGGACGGGACGAACAGTCTGCAGGGACATGGGCAGTATCTCCTCAGGTAACGCCCTAAATGATCCCGAGGTGCCCGGCAGTAGCAGCAGCGCAGTTGGCAGGGGCAGCACCGGAGCGGATGCGGAGCGTCGGGCTAGCCCCCGATCGCGGTTTCCATCGCGTCGAGAGCGGCGTTACGAACGGTGTCGCTGAATTGAAAACCATGGTCGTTTCCTTTCGAGAGAGATCAATTGGCTTGGACGGACGCCGCCGCTTCCTTGCGGACCGCGTCCTCGTCGAGGCCGGTGTCGATGAAGAACTCGTCGGTCTGTTCAATCGTCAGGAAGGCCGCGAACTTCTCGGCGATTTCGGCATCGGCCTGCACGGCCTTGATCACCGCCTGCTTGTCGAGCTCGATCTTGGTGCGAAGGAAGTCCTTTGCACGCGCCCAGCGCAGGCCGCTCAGCCAGATGATCACATCGCCCAGCTTCACGCCGCGTTTCAGCTTCACGGCGGGCGGGGTGAGGCGGATCCCGATCTTCGCACCGACGATCTCGGCCGAGCGCTTGCCCTTGGCCAGCTCGTCCTTGCCGCCAGCCTCCCACCAGGCCTTGAGCCCGGCGAACAGCGGCGCAGCCCGCGCCTCCAGCTCGCGCAGATCGCTGTCTCGCTGGGCCTTCACGCGATCGATCGCCGCCTCGGCCGCGAGCCGAGCGAGCGCCTTGTCACGCTCGATCGCGACGAACTCGCCAATCATAAGGATGGCTTCGGCGGCATTGGCCGGAGCTGGAGCGGCTACCTGTTTGCAACGGGCCATATTCGATGCTCCACTGCTTAAGAGATTGACGGACTTTCGGCGGGGAGAAGGGCGGAGTCGATTTCGGGATCGCCTTGATCCTCGGCCGGGCCGCCTTCGATGATCCGCGCCGCCACGCCGGCTATCTGCGCGCAGCGAACGCCCTTGCCATAGAAGTGGTGCGTCGCGATGAACTGCGCGAGATCGCGCAGCAGCGCGAGCCCATCGGGCGTCAGGTCGGCGCGCCGCGCATAGAGATACTCGATGCCCTTGACGACGGAACCGAGCCAGTCAGGCTCCGCGATAATCTCGATCAACTCTGGGTGAGCGGCACCGTGGGCGAAGCCGAAATTCGTCAAAGCAGTTCGGGCGTCTAGTCCTGTGAACTTAACCATGAATAACTCCTTTCAAGGGTCGGAAAAGCGGTTTTAAATCGGCGATGGGCATTCCTCACCCTCCCGCCGTCACCGTGCCGAACGGCGTCACGGTGCGCGTTTGTCCGCCCGAGATCCGGGCCATCAGACGGAATTTCTGTGTCGATCCGGCGGTCAACCCGGTTGCTGTTCGGTTGCAGGTCACGAAGCCGATTTCGGCGCTCGGAAATCCGCCTTCGTCGATCACGCCTGGGTGCGGCGAGGAGGTGGCGACAGACCCGACATCGGCCCAGGTTCCGGGAGAGGTCTCCCGCTGCCACTTGACTTCGACATTGGTGACGCCTGCCGGAAAAGAATTCGGCACTTCCAGCGTGATGCCATTAGCCAGCAGGTTCGCCACGGTCACGCCAGAAGGCAGGGCGATGGTCATTTCGTTGCTGATCGCGGTGAAGCTGGTCGAGGAAAACGGCTTGGTGATGCTGTTGGCGGTATTTCCGACACCCGCAGCCACCAGTGGCACAAATGTGACGTTGACGTTGATCTCGGTCGCGAACCCATCGCTGTGGGTGTAGCGGATCGCGTAGGCGCCAGACTGCACGATGCCGGACAGCGTGACCGTGCCGGTGCTGCTGTTGATGCTGGCCGAGCCTGCGCCGAGGTTCTGCGAGGGGAGCGACCAGGTGCCACCCGTCAGCGTCGCCGTGCCGCGCTTGGCCGTGTGGGTCACGGTGCGGTTGCCGGTATGGCCCGCCTCGCCCTGCTTGATCTCGATCACCGGAAACTGCGGCACAATGGTGCGCTGGGCGGTGGCGGTAACATCTGCGCCATCCTCGGCATTTGGGCCGGGCGAGAAGGACGGATGCACGCCTTGGCCGGGCGCGGCCTCCGTAACCATCGGTTCGGAAATCGCCGCAACGAGCGACCCAGCGGCGCTGCTGTAAACGTAAAGCTCAAGCCATCCGCCGATCATGTCGCTCGGCACATCGGAAAAGAACTGGATGAAGCCGTCACCGATCTGACGGTTCGCGCCGAAGTGCTCGGCAATGCGATCCGCAGTCCCGTCGGCTCGGTATCCCCATAACGAAAGACGCCAGCCATTTGCTGCCGGGCCTTGAGCTTCGGTGCGCACCTGCACCGAAACCCGCTCACCCGGCGTTAGCCGGAAGATCGGGCCCGCTGCGCCGGCATTTCCGATCGAAATGATCTGTCCTGCCGCCGTGGCCGTGGCATCCACTCGGAAGAAGCGCATCCCAGCGAAAGTGCCAAAAGAGGTCGTGAACGCCATAGGCACCGGGTTGAACAACACCGCCCAACCCCTGTCCCCCTCCATCCGCGAAAACGGCACGCGGTTGGCATTACCAAGTGCCAAGTTCTCGTTTCTAAGCGCAACGTCCGCTCGCTCAACCGGCAGTGTGCCGACAAAATAGGGGCCACCAGCGTCGATGTTGTTCAACGTCGCCAGCGCGCCCTGACCGGTGATCGCGGCGGCAGTGCCGAGACTGGTGATCGCGTCGGCATCGGTGATCGGCGTGGTCCCATCGGCGCGGTAAAGGTTGGTCCACGCGCGGTTGTTCAACTGATTGAGGTTGCGAGTGGTAATGTTTGCGAGCGAGGACAGGTTGCCCGAGTTGTCGAGGTTGTTCACTCGCGACGTGGGGATAGCGGTGGTTGCCCAGGGGGACTGACCGGTGATCGCGGCGGCGACCCTCGTCTCGGTGATGTTTGCACCCGCTTCGGAAGGCTGAAGTTCATCGAGGCGGACACCGTTCGGATAGGCGATATCCTGCGCCCCTCGGATCGGGGTAAGACCCGTGATAGGAACTCCATTGACGATAGTGAACGTCCCGCTGATCCACGCATTCGGATCGTTGTCGCCGTCGCCCCGATAATATTCTGTGCCCATGCCCTCGCCAATGCCCGCGCGACCGATAAGAGCGTAAGCGGACCGGAAGGCAAAATTATTCCGACCGAACACCGAGCGGCTCGCACCGCAGCGATACATGGCATTGGGCAGGCCGCCGCCGAGCCGGTTGCCTTTAGGTTCATCGAACGAGAGGACCACGACGACCGCGCCTGTCGGAATGGCGTTGAGGTAATTGGCCATCGCTGTGTCTTGACCGGCAGTCCCGAACACGTCGAAACCTTGCGTCACCCACGTCGTCGATCCGAACGTGCGGTAAAAGACACGATAGGATCGAACAAAACCGCCAATGCTGTTGCCTGCGCCGTCGAACAACCCTTCGGAGTAGCCTGTGGGCGCAGTCGCGGAGTTTCCTCTGCACCCAAATACAAAGGTCTCCGGCCGACCGGAGCCTACCACCTGTGTCGCGTAGTTGACGCTGTTCGCCGTCGCCAGCGCACCCTGCCCGGTAATCGCCGCTGCCGTCCCCAGCGAGGTGATCGCGTCGGCATCGGTGATCGGCGTGGTCCCATCGGCGCGGTAAAGGTTGGTCCACGCCCGGTTGTTGAGCTGGTTGAGATTGCGGGTCGTAACCCTGTCCAGAGACGACAGGTTGCCGGAGTTGTCGAGGTAATCGAGCCGCGAGGTCGGAATGGTTGTCGTGGCCCACGCACTCTGCCCGGTGATCGCCGCGGCGACATTTTCGCCCGTGACATCTGCGCCATCGACAGCATTTGGGCCGGGCGAGAAGGACGGATGCACGCTTTGGTCGGGCGCGGCCTCCGTAACCATCGGTTCGGCAATGGCAATCTGCGCCGTGCCCGCCGCGGTGCTGATGAACCGCAGTTCGAACCGGGCAAAGTAGCGGCCCGATGGCACGGTCACAAAGCCGCGCTGGATGCCGTCGCCGAGGCTGGTCAAGCCGGTGCCAGAAGCGATCACCGTTCCCGAACCTGTCACCCCGTCAGCCTGATAGGTCCACAGCTCCAACTGCCACGTGCCCGCGGCCGTGCCCTGCCGCGACACCCGCGCCTGCACCGAAAGCCGCTCGCCCGGTGTTACCTTCACTGCGCTGCGGCTGCTGTTGCCGATCGAGAATTGCTGGCCTGCCGCCGTGATGGTGGTCGATCCGCGGAAAAACCGGATGCCGATTGAGTTGGCGTTGTAGTCGGTCGCAATCGACAGCGGCACCGGATTGTGTAACACCGCATACCCGCGATCGCCCTCCATCCTGGAGAACGGCACCCGGTTGGCGTTGGCCGGGGCGACCGGTGCGACCGGGCTGCCATCGCTGAAGGACAGGCCGCTGGTCGAGATCGGCCCCAGCACGCGGCGCTCGCCCTGGATGCCGTCGACGATATAGGACACCGCCACCCAGAACGTGCCGCCTTCCGGCACCGGGATGTCCAGCAGGGTGACCTCGGGGCGCGAGCTCGCGGCGAAAGTCCAGATCGAGCCGACGCCCGGCGCTTCCACCTGCTGGATGTATTCGAAGACGACCAAGGAAGCGGCCGGATCGTCGGTCGCCCCTCCCACGCGAAGATTGGGGATGCGCACCGATCCCGCGCCCAGCAGCACAGCCGCCGCACTCCATGCCCCTACTCCCGGCGCGGCCACCACGGGCGGCTCGGGCTGGTCGGAAGCGATCGAGCCATCATCGAGCGGCGCGGTGTCCGAAAAGGCGCTGGCCGATATCTGGCGCAGGGTCAGCTGGTGGTGCCAGGCCTTGTCCGATCCCCAAGCCTCGACCCGGAAGGTCAGCGTCGCCCCGCCGAAGCGGCGGTTGCTCTGCCAGGTGACCCAGTCGCCTTCCTCGATAAAGGCGAAGCGCGGCGGCAGGGTGACGGTCGCCCTGCCCCACAGCCGGCCGAGCCGGCGGATGATCTGGCCAATCCGCTGGGCCTGCGCGCCATCGGTGACGAAGTCGAGCTGCGGCTGCTGTTCGCGCGGCCCGCCGTCGGCCGTGACATCGGCCAGATCGCGCTGCACCGGGGCGCTGCGGACCGTCCAGCGCTGCGCGGGATCGATAAAACGCGGCGCGACGGTGTTGACCCAACCTTCGTCAGCCGCGCCGAGGATCCCTTCGTTCCAGCGCACCGTGCTGCCGATCAGCAGATCATCATCGGTGAAATGCGCGACCGGGGCCTTGGCCTGCCCCGGATCGACCTCGACCGCGCCTTGCGGCTGGCTGATCGTCCCGGCCACCGCCGCCGCGAAATCGCTCTCGACATCGATGAAGGGCTCGTTCGCGGCCACGACCCCGCCGACCCGGTAGCGCGGCTGCCCGCCGACCAGCTCGTCGCACAGGTTGGCGCGGGAAAAGACATTGGCGGGCGGCGCCTCGATCGCGCTCAGGCCGCGGCCGAGCAGCAGCATCCCCGGCTGGTCGACCAGATCGCCGGCGTAGATCCCGCGCACCCAGTTGTAGCGGATGTCGATCGGGTTTTCGGTCCACTCCCAGGTCGCCGGGTTGTCGCGCCGGTGCGCCCCGCTGCCGCCGACCGTGCTGTCCTTCCGCGGCTGGTAGCAGCGCAGGCCGCGCACCACCCAGCGAAAGCGCGGACGGCCGCTCGGCCAGACGGGGTTCTTCGCATCCGCCTTGTCGGCCTTGTAAGCGACGACGACGTAGGCCACGCCGCGCCCGCGATCATTCGCGGTCCAGCCCGGCCCGTTGGCGGTGAGGATCGAGGGGACGGTCTGGTCCCACTGGCCATCGCGCCAGAACACCTGGAGTTGGTTGTTGAACCCGGCCACATTGCCGTCGCCGGCGAAGGCGACGTAGGCATCGTCGACGAAGAAGCCTTCGAGCGCATCGCAGCGGTGATCCGCCAGTGCGATCACCAGCACCTCCCAGTCGGTGCCGTACTTGCCGCCGTAGTTGAACGCATCGACGAGGCTCCCGCCGACAGCCGCCCGGCCGAAAATCGCCTGCCGCGGCTGCTCGCCGAGCTGGAGCTGCGCGGCGGCGGCGGCGCGGTTGCGGTTTACCGAGGGCTGAAGCAGCGCCCCTCCCACCAGCGACACGCCTGCGAGGATCAGCTGGAAATTGCCAGTGACCGCGCCGACGACGACCAGCCCCGCCCCGACGATGGCGCGTACGACCTTACCCATCGACCTCGCCTCCGCTCGCCGACCAGGCCATCGTCATCGCGCCGCGCGGCAGGCGCTCCAGCCCGCGCGCACCCGGCCCCACCAGCGTTTCGCCTTCGACCACCATCAGCCGGACGCCCAGCAGCCGGTCAGGCAGTCCGGCGATGTCGCCGCGCCGGGCCATCGCCGGAGCGATGCGGGCAAGGCGTCGGTCGATCCCGGCGATCAGCCCGCCCTCAGCCGCGGCCAGCTCCAGCGCCTCGCGCCGGGTGCGCCAGCGCGGCAGATCGGCGAGCGGATTAACTCCGGTCTGCGCCGCGACGCAGGCGGCCGCGAAGCTCACGCAATCCCGCCCGCGCCGCCAGCGGAACCCGCGCGCCTGGCGCGCCTCGATCAGGGCGATCAGGGCGGCGAGGTCGCGGCTCATCGGGCCACCCCGCCCGAAGGGCTGCCGAACCCGCCGGAGCCGCCGCCCCCGCCGCCGAAGCCACTCCCGGCGCCAGGCAGTGACGATCCGGCCCGCGCCGGGCGACGTCCACCCCAGTAGAGCGTCTTCTCACCGGCGTATGAGACGTGCTTGAAGAAGCCGTCGGCTGGGTCGATCAGGCGCTGGTCGGCATCGCTGCGCATCCGCGCCCCGCGCCGGCCGAGGCCCTTGGCCGCGGTCTCCAGCTGCGCAGTGATCTTGGCCGTGCCGCCGATCTCTTCCTCGCGCGCGAGCGTGTCGAGCCGGCCGCGCGCCCAGACGTTGAAGTCGAGCAGCGTGTTGCCGGTCTGGTCGAAGATCAGCCGCCACAGCACCGCCGGCGCCCCGGCGATCCCGGACGCATCGAGCAGCACCAGCGTCTCGGCGTCCACGCCCGACAGGGTGAGGGTGATGTTCTGCGCCGCATCGCCCAGCGCCCCGCCTGCCACCTGCACCAGCCCGCGATCGCCGATCGGCAGGAAGGTGCGCCCGTCGAAGGTAATCTCGTGCCACCCGCCCCAGATCCGTACCACCGGATCGCAGGCGATCTCGACCGCGCCGGTGACGATCGCTGTTCCGGCCTCGAGCGCTGTGAGCGCGGCAGGCGCGATCGTCTTCATGCGCGCAGATCCTGAATCGCGGTGATCGTCGCCCCGGCCAGAGCGCCGCCCGCGCCGATCGGGCCGATCTGGCTGTCCTCGGGGACCAGCTGCATCACGCAGGCCGGGTTATCGAGGTGCGCGATCGCCCCCGAAGGCACCAGCGCGGTGTTGAGCGGCGGCTCGATCGTCACCTGCGCCTGCCCCGCGCCGGTGGACGTCGCCGGCAGCACGGCGCGCGCCATCGTGCGGCGCATCATGTTGCCCGCGCCCGCGCCCGCCGCGTCCCAGCGGAAGCCGATCTGGTCGCCGACCGAGATCTGGAAAGCGGCTGGCAGGCCGTTGAGGATGAGCAGCGCGTTGCCGTTGGCGTCGATCGCCTGGCTCCAGCTGGTGGCCGGGCCGGTGAAGGGCGTGGCCGTGCCGGCGCGCACCAGCCCGGCAAAGCCGAAGCGGTAGAGCTTGGGGAGCCGGCGCGTCGGGTCGATCGCGTAGAACCGCCTGATCCGCCCGCGCAGCCGGTCGAAGAAGGCCTGCCACAGATCCGCGCTCTCGGGGTCGGCACGGTCGATCTCGAAGCGCGCCGCCCACAGCGGCCAGCCCGCCTGCACGCCGCCCTGCCGGCCGCTCGCCTCGGGTGCGGCATAATCCACCCGCTCGATGTCGAACCGGACTCGGGCGATGCCGCTGGGGGTGTCGGGCTGGGTCAGGATCATCGGATCACTCTCCTCTCGCGCGCTTCCTGCACCGTGGCGACGATGCGGCCGGGCAGCTCGGCGCTCAGCTGGTCGAGCCGGGCGTTGAGCCGCGCGATCGCGGCAGCATCCGCGCCGGTGGCGTCGATGGTGATGGGGATGGCGATGCTCGGCCCGCCCGGGCTGCCGATCAGCTTGCGGCTGTCGCTGTTGGACAGGATGCCCAGCCCGCCCGGCCCGGCGAAGGCAATCTCAGGCCCTTCCTCGCCGACGATGCCGAACTGCCCGGTCGGGATGGTCCCGCCCTTGGCGAAGAGGCCGGCGAACGCACCCTCGAACAGGCTGTTGACGCTGCCGAGCAGGCTGCTTCTGGGGCCGCCGCCCCCGAACAGCCCGCCCAGGAGGCCGCCGCCGCCACCGCCGAACAGCGCACCGGCGAGCGGCTTGATGATCGCCTGCTGGATCGCGATCCGCAGCAGATCGGCGATGATCTGGTCGGCCACCCGGCTGAAGACGTCGCCGAGGCTCTCCACCCCCATGATCGCGCGCGTCAGACCATCGTTGAGCGCTTCCAGCCCGTCGATCTTGATGCCGTCGATCGCCTCGTTGATCATGCCTGGCGTGGCGTTGAGCCCGCGCAGATAGCGCTCGGTCTCGGTCTCGTTCTGGCGGGCGACAGCGGCGCGGCGGCCTTCGGAATTGGCGTTGAGGTTATCGAGCGCCTGCTGGGCGCGCGCGCGTTCGGCCTCGTCGGTTTCGGCGGCCGCGATGATGGTGGACAGCCGCAGCCGCTCCAGCCGCTCCTCGGCCTCCAGCAGCCGCAGGGCAATCGCCTTGCGCTCGGCCTCGGTATCGGCCAGCGCCCGGGCATTCTCCAGCGCCTCGGCCTCGCCCCTGAACCGCTCGTCGGCGAGGTCCTGGGCGGCGCGCGCCTGCTCGACGCGCTTGCGGAACTCGATCGCTTCGAGCTCGGCATCCGCGAGCCGGTTGGTGGCCGCGCGCAGCTCCACGCGCTGGGCATCGGACAGGTCCTCGCGCGCTGCGATCGCGGCCAGCGCATCGCGCCGGTCCCATTCGACCCCGCGCGCGGCGAGTTCGGCGCGCTCCTCGGCGCTGGTGGCGATCTGCAACCGGGCCTGCAGAATGCGCTGGGTGACGGCGATCAGATCGCTCTCGAAGCGCGCATCGGCCCCCGCCTGGTTGACGCCCGCCCGGGTAGCGCCGCCGCGCCCGCCGCCCGAACCGCCACCGCGCCCGCCGCCCGAACCGCCAAGGATCCGCCGCGCGGCCGCGCTGTCGCCATCGAGGCCGGCCAGCGTGTCGCGGAAGAGCACCACGTTCGCGCCTTCGGCATCAAAAGCGGTGATCGCCTGAGCAGCGCGGAAATAGGCCTCCTGCGAGATCACGCCGCTTTCCATCCGCGCGCGCAGCTGCTGCTCGGCCTCGGCGGCGGAAAGCCGGCCACGCATCACCAGATCGACCACGTCCTGACCCTTGTTGGCGCGGGTGACGTGCAGACCGCCCATCGAGAATTCGGCCCTGAGATCGCCGAGCCCGCCCTGGCGGATCGACTGCATCTCGGCCCCCGCCGCCGCCTGCCGCTGCATTGCGCCGACCATCCCGGCCACGGCCTGCGCGCGGGCCAGCGCCAGCATCGCCTGCGACTGGACGTTGATCTTGCCGGTGGTTTCATCAACCACGCTGCCAAGGATGCTCTGCGCATCGCCCAGCCTGCTGCTCGCGAACGCGACGCCCTCGAGCGCATCCTCGGCCTCGAACAGCTTGCCGATGAAGGGTGCCAGCACCACCGCTGCCGAGGTGATCGCGATGCCCCAGGGCCCGCCCATGAAGGCGGCGAGGCGGCTGGTGCCGCCGCTCATCATCTGGATCGCCTGGATCACCTGGCCGCTCTGCGAGGCGAAGATCTGCATCGGCCGCGCGCCGAGTGCGTACATCGTGGCGATGTCGCCGAGCTGGGAGCTCAGCTGCTGCATCCCGGCGAGCTGGGCGCTGGCCGACTGGACGACGCGCTTGCCGGCCTGTTCGACGCGCTGGCCGGCCTGTTCGACGCCCGCCCCCATGACTTGCGCGCTCCGGCCGGCGGCGGCCATCTCACTCGCCAGCTTGGCCGAGCTGCCGCTGGTGCGATCCAGCGTGCTGCCCAGCTTCTGGGCGCGCCCTTCGGCCTGCGCGATGCCGGCATTGAACCCCGCATCATTGGTGCGCAGCTCGAGCAGCGCCTCACCAAGCCGCTCAGCCATGGCGCGTCCTCAAGCAGCGAAGCGGTAGGACCGCCATCAAGGGACGCCGCTCAGCCATCGGTTCCTCCCAGCCACGCGTCCAGATCGGTGATTGCCGGTAGCTCCTCCGAATTGGCGATGCCGATGCCCATCGCCGCCAGATCGGCCGGATCGGCCTTGGCCGGAGCGGGTGCGGCTTCGCCGGAAGCCGCCGCCCTGATCGCGTCCATGGCGCGCTGGTGATCCAGCTCGCTGGCGAAACCGCGATTGTTGCCCAGCGCGGCCCGGTTCACCGCAGCGAGCGTCTCGGCCGCATCGATCCGGGGCATCATCCGCACGAAGGCCCTCACCAGCCCGGCAGGAACCGCCTCCAGCCAGTCCTGCGGCCGTCCGCCGTAGAACCGCTGGAGCCGGGGGATGAGCTCGCCCCAATCCACGCCGGCAGCTCGCCCCGTGCTGCTTCCATCGCTCCGGCCACCTTCAGCGTCGATCGCAGCCGGAGCGCGGTAAAAAGGTCGATGATGGCCCATCGCTGGGTTCCGGGCAGCCTGGCGAACAGCGCGTCTGACGCGCCGACGCAGATCTTGCGGGCAACCGTGGCGACGAGCGCGTCGAGCTCCTTTTCCGCCTCCTCGCCGGTCTGCTGCGCCAGCTCCTCGATCCGCCGCCCCCACACACCGAAACGGTGGCTTTCGATCACGCTGAGCTCATCCGGGTGGAGGATCTCGACCCGCTCGCCATCGATGGTGATGAACGGCCGCTCGATGAGCGTGTCGAGATCGAGCAGCGCGCCCCTGGTTGCCTCGGCCATGCCCGCCTTCTCCGATCAGAGCGCCGGCAGGTGGGCGGCGAGGATGTAGCCGAAGCGCTCCTGGGCGTTGGTGGCGTTGAGATCCTCCAGCGCCTCGAACCTGAGCTGAAGGCCAGCGCCCGTCCCGCCCTTGCGGAACACCAGGGCCGGCGCACCCGACTGGTAGCAGCGGGGCACGCAATACTGCATCGCCAGCGCTTCATTATAGGGCGAAAGCCCGCGCGCGAGCAGGGCGTATTCCTTGGTCCGGCCGACGTCTTCGCTAAGCCCGATCTTCTTGGTGCCGGGCTGGCCGGCAGCCGGGGCCACGGTGGTGATCGTGTTGCCGTTGAGCGCAAGCTGGTACTGCTCGAGCGTCAGATCGAGCAGCGTCACGCCGAACATCAGGTCTTCCTCGCTGAGGAATGCCTTGACCGGCCCCGCCGCACCGGCGGTGCGCACCTTGTCATAGCTCTTGGCGTGGGTCACGGTGACGCCGCCGTTCTCATAGTTGCGATCGCCATTCGTGCCGATCTTCACCCAGGGTGAAGACGGGGCAGCGGTGATGGTCGGAAAGGCGGTGCCAACCGGGGCGACCCAGAGGGTCAGCGGCGCACCGATGATTTCAAAAGGGGTCATGCTTGTTTACTCCTCGATGGCGACCAGGCCGTGCATGACCTGGAACGATTGGAACTGGCGGGGCCACTCGGTCACCGGCTCGCGGCCCGCGATCGCGCTGCTGGCGGAATTGGCCCAGTGTATGAGGCACCCGGCGTGGACCGAGCGGCGCAAGGACCGCAGGGCGCGCGCGGCGGCGCGCATCACACCGGCGGCCGCGCGCGGGGTGGCGGCGAATGCAAAGACATCGACCCGCTGCGTGTCGTGTTCGAGGTAACTCTCCCCGGTCAGGGAAACCCCGCCCGACGCGCGCAGCACGATCGCAGCCCGCGGCATCGCTGCGGCTTCGGCCTCGGGCAGCTCGCCGCCGAAGATCCGCCCGGCGGTCGCCGTGCTGGTGGCGAGATCGGCCTTGAGGAAGGCGACCAGCCCGGCCTCGATATCGGCTGCCTCAGGCATCGCCAAGACCTCCCTGAGACGCGCCTTCGAAGGCCTTGCGGATGTTGCCCGCCAGCTGCGGATAGACCGCATCGGCGGCCGGGCGCAGGTAGGGGCGCGCCGGGATCGTGACGCTCTTGACGAAGCGGAAGCTGCCGTCGGGCATCGGGATCTTCAGCGCCTTGGCCCGCACCGGCACGATCACTCCGCCCAGCTCGTGGATCAGGGCATAGCGCACGCCCTTCGATCCCCAGGTGCCCACGACGCCCGTGCCATCGGGCCGCGCCAGCTCGGCAATGTTGATCGAGTTCTCGAGCCGCCCCTGATCGTTCTGCCAGGTGTGGTTGGCGCGCGCGTGCAGGACGGCATCCTGCATCGTCTTGTTGACGCCGAGGATCTGCGCCTGGCGCATCCGGGCGGTGAGCGCATCGCCTTCCCAGCGGAGAGACTGCGAGGTCATGGCTGCACCTCAGGTGGCGAAGCGGCAGGAGCGACGGGAAACGCCATCATCCGATCCTCTGCAGCGCGGCTTCGCGGTGGTTGTGCTTGAACTGCACCGGCCCCTCGACCTTGAGGCGGCCGGGGATGATGGTCCGGCCGAGGCGGTCGCTGACCGCGGCGATCTCGTCGCCCTCGGCCAGATCGGCACCCAGTGCGATCATGATCCGCAGATCCTCGATCATCGCGGTCTTGGCTCCGTCGACCAGCTCGCGGCTGCTGTTCGAATAGACGAAGCAGGGCAGCGCATTGTGCAGCACGGTGAAGACCGGCTCGACCGGCCCGCCCCAGCTGTCGGTGCCGGTGGCGGTGTTGCGCTCCACCCGGGCGCGGTGGATCAGGCGACCGGCGATCATGGCAGCCTCCGCAGGTCGAGCAGCAGCTCGACCACGATCACAGCGAGCGCCGCGAGCGCGAACCCGCCCCAGGAGCGCCCTGCGCGCAGGAAGCCAAGGCGGGCGGCGGGCCTCCGCCCGGCGTCTGATGGCGCAAAACCAATCACGCCATCACCATCCCGCGCCGGTCTTCCAGCGTCTGCAGGATCGCCTCGCGATCGGCGGCCATGTCGCCGCTCAGCGTCACCTGGTAATCGCCCGCCCGCTCGCTGCGCAGCGCGCCGCGATAGGACAGATCGAGCGCGATCAGCTTGATCGTCACCTCGTCGCGCGCTGCCGCCACCCCAACCGGCGTGTAGGCAACGCGGACCAGCGGGGCCCAGTGCGCGCGGGGGTTCGGTCCGCCGATCAGCCGCTGGAGCGTCCGCCCGCCGTGCAGCACCCGGAAATCGGCGGCAGCCAGCTCGGTCTCGTGGCTGGCGAGGCCGGTGTCGCCGGGATCGATCTCGGTGATGGCGATCGGCTGCGCCGTGTCGGCCGGACGCAGGAGGCGCAGGGTGGTCTTGAGCCGGTCGGCGGGCGCCAGCGGATCGCCCAGCTCGACCGTCAGCGCGCCCGCCACGCCGAAGCGCGCATCTAGCTCGGCGGTGATGGCATCGATCATCGCCAGCAGCTCGCTGTCGGGCAGATCGGTGGGGACCCGCAGCTTGACGCGATCGAGCAAAGCCATCAGGCCGCCTCCTCGGTCGGGATCGGGCCGGCGACGATCGGCGAAGCCTCGCCACCCGTTTCCACGGCCTCACCCGCGGGCGAGGCGGTGCCCGTCAGCTCGGCGACCAGCAGATCGCAGCCGGCGTCCAGAAGGAACTCCTGCGCGAAATAGGGCGGGAGCTGCGCGACTTCGCTCAGCTCCGCCCCGAACACCGGATCGCTATCGCGGGGATAGGAGAGCACGATCGCCGGGGCAGCCTCGGTGATGACGCGGACGCGGGTGGTCATCGGATCAGGCCTTGGTTTCGGTCTCGCCGGCAGCAGGCTTGGTCTCGGCTGCCTTCTTGGGCTTGGCTGCGGCCTTGCCTGCGAGCTTGCCGTCCACCAGGCCGAACTGCGCGGCCGCGCTCGCGGGGATCTCGTCGCCAGGCACAGCGTAGAGCGTGGCAGCGCGGGCATCGCCTTCACCCACCAGCGCGCTCTTGTCGGCGGTGAGATAGAGGCGCTCGGCGCAGATCTGGTTCTGGGACATGATCGGGTTCTCCTGGTTGAAAGAAATCAGGTTGAAGGAAATCACTGGGCCTTGAGCCAGGTGATGACGAGCCACGCGCCGGTGGTGTCGACGGTGGCCATCGCGATGCGTCCTTCGCTGCCCGCCGGGATCGAGGCGTTGGCGAAGCGATCGGTGCGGACCAGCGCGCTGGTGACCGAGACGACGCTCAGCAGCTGATCACCTGCCCGGATGCCGGGGACGGCGATGTTGCCGATCGGCCCACCGGGAACGACGGCGGTGGCGACAGTGCGCGGGAAGCCTGACTGGGTGACGGACATCGGTTTCTCCTGATGGGGCTTGCCGGGCGGCTCGATGGGACAAAAAGCCGCCGGGAAAGCCGGGGCCGGTGCTGGGGGGACGCTCCAACCGGCCCCGGAGGGATGCGACCGGGCGGGATCGGCCCGGCCGCGAGAGAGCCCTACATGCCGGTGACCGTGTGGAACGCTGCCGGCCGGAACACCACCAGCGCGGCGCGCATGTCGGCACGCATGGTGCGGATCCCCTGCGTGAACTGCGTGCCGGAATAGCCCACCTGGATGTCGATGCCGCGGCGCTCGAACAGCGTGATCCAGCTCGGCTCGAAGCTGCCGACCAGCGCGGTGTTCTCGGCGATCGCCTCGTTCTGCACCACCGGCAGACCCCACAAACGCTCCGGCCCCGATTCCATCGGCGAGCCGAAGATGTAGATGCCGTCCGCCGTGCGGGTCAGGCGGATGTCCTGCCAGTCGAGCGGGTGGATCACATGGTGCGTCGGCATGGCGCGGCCGATCGTGCGGATCCGGACCATCGCCTTGTAGAGCGCATCCATCTGCGGATCGGAACCGCGGGCCAGCGTCTGGATGCCGGCGGTGTTGAGGATGCCGCGCATGTTGGGCGCGGTGCCATTGCCGGTCATGGCCTGCTGATCGAGCCGCTGGCGCACGCCGAATGCCAGGCGCGAGTTCGCATAGCTCTCGATCAGCGCGACGTCCTCGAGCTGCTCGTCGGTCACCGGCAGGCTGTCGGTGATCTTGACCACGCTGACCGAGCGCTGGGTGAAGACGAAGGTGCTCTCGGCGAAGGCTGCGCCTTCCGCCGTTTCAGCCGCGGCGTGGGTGCGGGTGGTTTCCTCCATGTAAGGCACCGCCGCCTGGCTGACATTGCCCATCGGCAGGATGTCGAGCAGCTGGATCGGCCGGGTCACCGCTTCGACGAATCCCGGCAGGCGGATGCTTTCCGGCGCGAAGCCGGCAGTGGTCGCCAGCAACGCCTTGCTGCCCATCGTCTCGAAGGCGGCCGCCTTGGCGAGGAACTCCGAGGGCAGCATCTCGCCGAAGCGGACGGTCGCGCCCTCCGGGGTGCGCGCTTCGTACCAGCTCTTGAACTCGGGCGCGTTGACCAGCTGCTCGCCGATCGACTTGAACTGGTTGCGGTTGGCCGGCTGGCCGCCCTGGCCGGGATGGACAAAGCCGCGCAGGCCCTTCGTCCGGCCTTCGAGCGCGGCGGCCGCCTTGTCGGCCTCGAGGAAAGTTTCAAGGTGCGTGGCAATCGCGTCGGCCTCGGCGTTGAGCGCCTTGACGTGCTCGGCGACGGCGATCGCATCCTTCGCGCCGGACACCACGCCGATCGCCTTGCTGTAGTCGTACTGGCCATCGTCAGTCTTGGCCGCCTCGAACACCTTGGCGAGATCGGCCTGACGGGCCTGGAGCTTCTCCTCCGCTTCCCTGCGGCTGAGGTTCTTGATATCGGACATTGCGTTTTCTCCACTGGAGCCGGGCCGATCAGCCCGACGAAAACCGGTGGAGACGCAATGCGATCACAACCGCGTCTCGTGCGCCCCGGAACGCGTTCCGACGCAGCGCGATTGCGGCGATTTGGGGATGCGCTCTGCCTAACCCAAAAACGCGATTCGGCAAATGCGCTGCGCGCTGCTAGGATGCAGGAATGCTCCTCGCCCTCATCGCTGCCAGCGCGATCGCGGTCTGCCCGCCACCACCGGCCCGGCGCTGGCACTGTGTCGTCGATGGCGACACGCTGTGGTGGCATGGCGAAAAGCTCCGCATCGCCGAGATCGACGCCCCCGAACTGACTGGCCGGTGCGCGGCCGAGCGCCGCCGAGCACGTGCCGCGCGCGATCGTCTGGTCGCGCTGCTCGACGGCCACAAGCTGGTGATCCGCCGCACCGGCACCGATCGTTTCGGCAGGACGCTGGCGCAGATCACCAGCAGCGGCACAAGCATCGGCGAGCAGCTTTTGCGCGAAGGCCACGCTACCCGCTGGCCAGGCCGCAAGGACTGGTGCCTCTGAAAACCCTTTCAGCGCGATTTCAGAGGCCATAAGAAGCCATCCGAGGGCCTTTTGGCTCCCAGAGTGCCTGCAAGCGGTTGCGTGGCGTTCTGGCGGCTCCAGCGGCGGGTGTCAGAAACCCAGCCGGATCCGGGCCGCCCGGGTCTCGTGATGGGCGATCTGGTTGCGGATCGCATCGATCGCCTTGCCCTGGGCATCGTCGCCTGCCGCCTCGAGCAGCGAAGCGGCAGGCGACGATAACGCCTTGCCCAGCGCGGTGTGGATTGCCTCCAGCTGTTTGCGCCCGGTCGCCGACAGGCTGGCCGGATCGCTGCCCAGGGCTTCGGCCAGCGCGCCCAGGCCAGCGATCAGCGGCGCGAAGCCGGCTTCCTTCAGCGCCTTCATGCTGAGCGTCCCGGTACCCCGGCCCGCGCCGCGGATCACGGTCGACACCTCGTGCACATCGAGCCGCTTGAGCACCCGCACCCGCGTCTCGCCACGCTGCGTGAAGTCGGATTCCACCACCTCAAAGCCGTAGGAATACTCCTGCACCGACTTGCCGGTGCGCAGATCGAACAGCAGCGCCTTGTGCCAGTCGCGTCCGGCCTGCGTCTCCAGATTGAGGTGGAGCGCGGCATAGGCGACGTCGCCCTCCTCGTAGACCCGCGCCTTGCCGAAAGGCATCTGGTAGCGATCGTGGTGATGGATCAGCGGGCACCACTGTTCGCCACCGTCCTTCCAGGCGAAAGCGCCGGGCGCGTAGGTGTCGCCGTCATGGTCGACCTCGGACAGGCGGGCGATGATGGCAAGGCCCTTGCCGGTCTCGCCCATCTCGGTGACGGTCAGGTTCTTGGTGAGCATCGAAGGTCTCCTGAAGACAATCTCTGGCGGGCCTCAAGTAGCAAAGCGGTAGGCCCGTCAGAGGGTAAAGTTCGGCACGAAGGACAGCGTGCAGTTCGGGCGCATGGTGTCGGTCATCAACCGCGCGGCCTCGGCCGAGACGATCTTGCCGCTGCGGGCGATGTGGCTGAGCTCGGATCGCGGTTCGCCGAATATGCCGTCGGAGACGACATATTCGCCCACCCCGCCCGCGCGCCCCATCTCCAGCGTCGAGACATTCTGCGCGAATTGGGTCTCGGTGCGGGCGATCACCCGGGCGCGGGTTTCGGGGCTGTTCCAGATCCCGCCTTCCACCTGGTTGGCGATGCGGTTGGCGAGCGCGCGGATCCCATCGCCTTCCTCCAGCCCTTCGGCCAGCGCGGCGAAGATCGCGTCGCGGGTCTGGCCAGGCAGATCGATCAGCCCGGCGCGCCGGCCCCCCGCGGCGACAATCTCGCGCAGCACCGGATCGGGCAGGCCGGTGCCGAAACCCGCCTCCTCGAGCACTTCGGCAGTCTTGCGGGCGATCGCCAGATACTGCGCCTGGTAGCGCGAGGAGAGCCCCTCCTGCCAGGCTTCGAGGTTGAGCAGATCGATGATCTGCTGGATCAGGTCATCGTTCTTGGTGAAGGCCTTCGACTTCGGCTCCCAGCCCCGCGCGCCCAGAACCTGCTCGGCCACGCGCGCGGCGGCGTCGCCCCATTCGCCGAACAGCGGCAGCAGCGCGGCGGTGAAGGCCTCCGCGTGGGCGCGCGCTTCGCGGAACAGGCGCAGGGCGATCCGCTGGCTGCGCTTGATCGTCGCCTCGTCCGCGTCGCGCGCGTCGGCCGGCAACCAGTCCTCGGGCAGGGTCTTGGCCTGCGCTGCGGCGAGCGCCTTGCGCTGGGCCGCAGCGCGCAGCTCGGCCTGCGTGATCGGTCGGGCGAGATCGGCCGCAAGCAGCGGAGCAGTAGGCCGCAAAGACGCCTTTTCTGCCTGCGCGAGCGGCACCTCGAGCTTGGCGATCGGGCGCAGGTAGTACTTGTGGCTCTCGTCCGCATCGCGGCCGGTCTCGACCAGATAGTCGTAGAGCGTGATCGCGCCCGCCTCGAACTCCTTCAGCTTGCGCTCGATCTGCTTGTTTTCATCCTCCTGCAGGGCGAGCACCGCGTCGGTGTCCCAGAACAGCTCGAGGCGCCCCGCGCCGCGCCGGGGCTTCTCGAAGTCGGGCAGCAGGCTGCGCTGCAGCTCATCCGCCAGCGCGCGGCCCAGCGGCAGCACGCCGTTGTACCAGGCAAGCTTGCGCATCTCCTCCATCGTCGCGCCGACCTTCGTGGCCTGCAAACCAGCGCCGAAGCCGACAACTGCGGCCGGGATGCCGAGCGCCGCGCAGACCCGCTCCTCGGCCACATCGCGCGCCTCTGACAGGTTCATCTGCTGCGGGTTGAAGCCGTAGGGCTGGACGTCGGTCGGCGCGCCCATCACCAGCGTGCCGCCCCGGCCATCGCCGCTGAAGGTCTGCTGGAACCACGTCTTGGTCGCCTCGACATCCTCCGCACTCGGGATCGAACCGGCCTTCGGGCTGATCACCACGCCGGGCACGCCCATGTTCCGCAGCAGGCTGGCGACGAAGTTGGAGCTCTCCATGTCAGCGAAGATCTCGCGGATCACGCTGCGCATCGGAGCGTAACCTCGCCGCAGATCGCGCGGGTTGAGGCCGTTGCGGAAGTGGACGACGTCAGCCGGATCGAGGGAGATCGTCCCGTAGCCGGTGCCGGGGCGATATTCGTAGTGCGAGAGGAACGCGCTCCCGTCCAGGCCTGCCTTGGGCTCCATCATGAACTGGGGCACGTACCACAGCTCGCGCACGGTGCCCGAAAGATCGCGGACCTTGACCAGATAGGCATCGCCCCAGATGCAGAAATCCGCGATCACCCCGTTCCACAGCGCGATGTCGCCATAGTGGGGATTGGGGTTGCGGATCAGCTCGAGCAGCGGATGCTCCTCGACCGGCTCCAGCTTGCCGCCATCCAGCCGCGCGCGCATCGCCAGGCGCGCCTCGGGCAACGCCCGCTGGAGCCACATCACCGGGGCCATCACCACGCTCGCGTCGAGCATGTCGCCGACTTCGCGGGCGTAATCGAACCGGGTGCGGCGCAGCAGCCCGCCGAAGAACAGCGACTGCGCCGCGTGGCGCATCGTGGTCAGCGAGCTGGCGACGCGGGCGAGCGCCTTGGTCAGGAAGTTGCCGCCATTGCCGGTGCCCGAGGTACTTGCGGGTGGTTTCATGCCGGGATCCAGTTTGCGTCGAGGTCGAGGACGGAGCTGCTGCCCTGCGGCGTGATGCCTGCCAGCGGTCGCCAGGGCGGGGATTTGCCGTCGCTGCCGGCGTGGATCGCCAGCGCCAGCGCCCAGAAGCGGTCGGCGTGGCCGTCGGGGGTGCGTTCGGCGGTGAAGCGGACGTTGCCGCTGCCGGTCACCTGCTTGGTGACGCTGCGCAGGTCGGCGCGGATCCGGCCGTCGTGCGGGATCCGCAGGCGCCGGTCTTCCATCATGCCGCGCACCGGATAGGCCAGCGCCTCCTTCGTCTGCGCAGTGAAGTTGACGCCCTCGACCCGGTACTTGCCGAACTTCGCCTGGGCATCGTCCACCCAGCCGATGCCGAGGCCGGTGTTGTCGATCGCCACCCGGCCGCCGCTTTCCAGCACCCGGCCGATCCACGGCCAGATCACCTTCTCCTGCTCCGGCTTGGTCATGTTCTGCAGGGCTTCGATGTGGCGGGTGTAGAAGACGTCGCCCAGCTTCTCGACCACCCAGATGACGGTGAGGTCCTTCTTGCGGCCGATATCGATCCCGGCGAACAGCGTGCCGCCCTCGATCTGCCGCCAGTCGGTGCCCTCGGGATATTCGCTGCGGGCGATCAGGTCGTACTCGAGGAAGGCCGCGTCATCATCGGCCGGGCGGCACATGTATTCCTGCTGGAAGCTCTCCTCGTCGGCCGCGCCCTTGCGGACGAAGTCGAAATAGGCGGCCTCGTCCATCGCCTGGCGCTCGTCGCTGTCGGGCAGCGACTGCTGGAGCTTGTAGAGGAAGCCCTGATCGAGCGCGTCCTGCAGGGTGACGGTGTGCAAGGAAATCCCCTTGGGATTGCCCTGTTCCTTGATCTCGCGGACCAGCTGGTTGAAGAAGTTGGCGCTGCCGCGGTGGGTGCTGATCACCTCCATCGACCCGCCCCAGGTGATCCCCGGATAGGCGATCGCCCAGAGCTTGCGCGGATCGGGGTGCAGCGCGAACTCGTCCAGCACCCGCCCGCCGCGCTTGCCGGCCTGCGCGTTGGGATTGGAGCTCATCGAGTTGATCCGCTTCCCGTTGGCGAAGCGCAGGGTGTAGGATGTCTGTCGGTCGCGCGGATCGAGCACGATCTCGCCGAGGTCTTCGGCGGCAAGCGAGAGGTTGCCCGCCCAGAACTTGCAGTCTTCGAGGAAGAGCTGCGCCTGGATATCGTCGCGCGAGCTGATCCACTGGTCGAACCGCGCGGTCACCAGCGCGGTGCGCGAGACGGTGGCGTAGGCAGTCGCCCAGCTGAGGCCGATCTGACGGCTCTTCTCGATCAGCTTGAGCTGCGAGGTGTCCGCGATCCACCGCGCCTGGTAGGGCAGGAAGATCGCCTCGGGCGCAGCCGGGATGCGCTTGGCCCGTCCTTTTCCCTGGGCGCCCATCAGCCCTGCCCCATCAGTGCGCGGTTGATCGCGGCCAGCGCCTCGGGGGAGACGCCCTTCTTCTTGCCGATCTCGCCCGCTTCCTTCGCCGCCTCGGCGAGCCGCGCCTGGACTTCCTTCTCCAGCCGCTCGCGGTATTCGGCGCTGGTCTTCTGGGCAGCGACCGCGGATTGCAGCGCGCGGCTGATCTGCATCAGGCCAGCGGTCGAGACCTCGCCTTCTTCGAGGATCTCGAAGGCAGCGACCTTCACCAGCTCGGCCACGGCAACGGTGACTTCATCCGGGGCCTTGGCCTCCATCGTGCGGGCCAGTTCCCCGCCGATCCGCTGGATCTCGTCGAGGCGGCGGAACTGGATCGCCTTGCGCACGGCATAGCGGCCGAAGGCGCTCTTGCTGATCGGGCCGAGGCCGAGATCGGCCAGCTTCTCGTTGAACTCGGCGTGGATCACCGCGGTCGGCAGCTTGCGTTCGCGCAGGCAGTCATTGGCCCAGACGATCGCGGCCTCGGCCTCGTCGGGCAGCATGTCGATCGAAGACAGGTGCCCGCGGCCCTCGCGGCGGTTGGGCTTGCGCGCCATCTCAGCGCGCCTCGGCCGGGCGCATGATCCCATCGATCACCCGGCGTTCCTCGAGGTGCTCGCGCCCCGGGGTCTCGAGCCGGGCAAACAGCACCTCGCCGCTCTCGATCAGGCTGACAGCGCCAAGCTCGGCAAGCGCGCGCATCTGGGTGCGGATCCACTCGCGGCTGCGGCGATAGCCGTAGATGTCGAGCGTGCGCTTCAAGAGCAGATCGGAAAGCCGGCCATCGGCCTGATCGGCCAGGGCGCGCAGCATCGCCAGGCGCGCCTCGCGCGCGATCTGCACGGCCAGTTCGGCAGCAAGGCTCATCGCTCCATCCCCTTGGGCACCACCACCGACATGATCAGGGTGAGATTGCGATCGATGTGATCGACCTTGGCCGCGGTCGCCGCGCTCATGGCGGCGTGTTCGCTCTGCCGCTCGGCCTGGGCGCGCAGCCGGCCTTCGAGATCGGGCAGGGCCTTGGCGAGGCGCTCGATCGCCTTTTCCATCCGCCTGATTTCGGCGACGCTCGCCACCGCGTCCTCGAACTTGCCGAGGCGCTGCTCGATCTCGCCGACCTTGGCCTCGACCCCGGAGAGCTTGTTGTCGAACGCGGCGAACTTGCGCTCGAGCCCCCCGGTGCCCACCGGGTTGTGCGCCCCGCCGCGCCAGGCGGCGATCGCGATCCCGAAGAGGATGAACACGATGATCGCAAGCTCGAGAAAATCGCCGCTGGTCATTCTTTGCCTGGTCCCTTGATCGTGCCGCTCGCGCCGGTGAAGACGCGGCTGATGAAATCCTTGATCTGCTGGCCGAACAGCTCGAGCAGCGAATAGCCCGAAAAGCCGAGGCCCACCGCCACCACGAAGGCGAACAGCCAGCCCGGGCGGCTCTCGATGATCCACAGCTCGACCACGATCAGCATGATCGCGCTCACCAAGAGGCGAAGCGGCAGGCCGAGCGCGGCCTCGCTGCGCCGGGTGAAGGGCCGCGCCGCGATCACGCCGATCGCCCCGAGGATGCAGGTGACGATCGGCACCGGCAGGCCCCACAGATCGACAAGGAAGCGCTCGCCCAGCGGCAGGCGCGCATCGGGCGCCACCGCCGTAAGCGCGAGCGAGGGCACCCACAGCGCGAGAAACTTGGAGAGCGAGAGCGGCTCGGTCATCGGCGCGTCTCCCGCCGGCTCTGGCAGGTGATGCAGCGCCGCGCCGAAGGCATCGCCTGGCGGCGCGCCGGATCGATCGGCTCGCCGCATTCGATGCACCAGGCCGCGCCCGGCAGGGCCAGCGCGCCGCGCAAGCGCGCCAGCGCCGCCTCCTTCGACAGGCGCTCCCAGGCCTCGGCCCGCTCCAGCCCGCGCTCGCCGATATCCATCACCGCGGCTCCTCCGGCACGAAGCGGACGGCGGACTGCGCTTTCACCCAGTCGATCAGCGCCTGCAGCTGGAGCGCCTGCTCGGATGCGATCAGCGCGTCGTCGAGGCCAAGGGCTCCGCCGGCAGGAAATCGGTCTTCACCGGCGGGCGCATCAGCTCGGCCGGCGGAATCGGGAAGGCCGGGCAGACCAGCTGCGTCGGCGTGGCGGGGATCGCTTGGGGCGGCGTTACGCGCCCGCAGGCGGTCAAAGCGAGCGCGCAGGCCAGCCAGAGCGCTGCGGTAATCAGAGGTGATCGCATCGGTGATGGTCTCCTGTTCGCGGGCGACCCGCCGGGCATTGGCCTCGGCCTCGGCTTGGGCCTGCTTCGCGGCAGCGAGGAAAGCGTTGACGGTGCCGAGATGCGCAGCCTGCTCGGCGGCGAGGCCGGCCTCGGCCTCGGCCAGATCGGCGCGCAGGCCGGGGACTGTGACCAGCTGCGACCACAGCAGGGCCGGAAAGACGATTGCGACGGCGAGGTTGCGCCAGTCGCTGGCGAGCCACTTGCCGGCCGCTGAGAGGCCCCTCACCAGCCACTCAAACGCACCCGCGGCGAACAATTTCAGCCCGAGCCACATCAGGCTTCGCCCGCCTTGGCGAGCACGGCGCGAATTTCGTCGCGAATGTCGATAGCGCGGGCGCTCTTCCAGTCGATCGTGCCGTTCGGTCGCACACGCTCGTACATCACCACCACGCCATCGCCGGACCAGCGCCCGTCGAAGAACAGATCGCGCTCGGCCTTGCGGCGGGCGATGATTTCGCGCGGGCGCGACCAGTTCAGGAACTCGCTCCAGGCGCGCGCGCGCCGGCCGAACAGGAAGGACTGCACCCAGTCGGCCTGCCCGATCGCCCCGGTGTTCCAGTGGAAGCTCAGCGCCGCGCCCAACTGGGCCTCGGTCAGTTCGCGGCCGCGGAATGCGGCCAGCACCTGCGGCAAATAGCGGGTGCGCAGCAGCCATTCATAGACTTCGATAGCGCGCAAGACGGTGGAACGGCGGCCGCGATAGCGACCGACCAGGTGCCCGCTCTTGTCCGTCACCCCAAACCCCCAGGTCCACACGCCGACGCTGTCGAGATAGGCCTCGAGCACGAGGCCTTCGTGCTCGGCGATCTCGAGCAGGATCCGTTCGGTGAGATGCGCGCTGGTCATGCCCCGCTGGATGGGGGAAATCGGTGTGCGCTGCGCCCCGGAACGCGTTCCGGCCTAGCCGGGCCGGAGCGGCTAGAAGAGCCTGCCCTGCCGCGAATCGCGCATCGCTTTCAACCGCGCGCGGCGTTTGCGGACGCCCCGCTCGGTGTATCGGCAAGCGAGAGCGATGTCACGATCAGACCGCCCGGCCATGATCATCGCGTCGATGCGGGCCTGCTGGCTGGCGATGAATCCCGTCTCGCCGAGCGGGATATCGACCCGCGCGCCCGCCAGCCCGGCGGTGAAGTGCTCGCCGATCCGCCTTGCCGCTTCCTGCCCGACGAGCTGGCTGAGCCAGTGATCGGGGCCGGGGTGCGGCGGGATGTAAACGCGGGTGCCGCCGACCGCCCCCGCCACCCGGCGCGCTGCCTCCTCGCCCGCGATCCGGGCGATATCGGCGAGCACCTGGGGGAGAGGATCGGCGCGGATGGTCACTGGGTCTCGGTGCCCCGCCCGGCCGGCTCGGGGCTCTCCCAGACCGCTTCCCCGGCCTGTGGTGCGTGGGCCAGCGGCAGGGCGGCATCGCAGGCGGCGCACTCGGCGGTGATGCGGCCGACATGCCAGGCCCTGCCTCCGCAGCAGGGGCAGCGGTTGGTCTCGCCGGGCCAGTAGAGCTGCGGCGCGGGGCGCAGGAAGGTGGCGCGGGCGTTCATTTTCCCCCTCCCGCTGCGCGCAGCTTCCGGCCCAGGGCGTGAGCGATCGTGTCGTAGCCTTCAGCCGTCACCGGCCCGCCGACCCCGAGCTCGATCCCGCACAGCCGGAAGGCGGCGTCGTTCAGCGTCCAGCTGTCGGGGATTTCGCCGGCGCGCTTCAGCTTGGCGACGATCGCCTCGCACAGCCGCTCCTTGAGCTTCAGCACTGTCCAAGCGTTGCCGTTGGCATCGGTCTGCGACCAGCCATGCCGCTCGGCCATCGCCTTGAGCGCCTCGATCAGACGGTAGCCCTGCGACTGGTTGGCCCAGACAAGCCGCTCGCAGCCGAGCTGGCGCCTGGCGAAGGCCTCGAGCGCCTTCTCGTCCGGGCTGCGCACCGCGCCGAGGTGGTAGAGACTGATCCACAGCGCGCGCGCCTTGCGGGCGACCGGGTGCTGCGCGGGGCGGCTCGTCCCGCTCTTGGGCAGAGGCTTGAAGCCGAGCGCCTCGAAGCGGCGCAGCGCCCGCTCCAGTTCGGCCTCGGTGCAATCGGCAGCGCTCGGTCGGCCGGTCTCCTCGAGCAGGATCTGGCGATAGTCGTCCTCGTCGAGCATCAGCTGCTTCTTGGCGAGATGAACCTTGGCCAGCATCGCCCGCCGGCGGGTGGCCGACCGGTCGAAAGTGGCGGGCGCGGCATTGGCGTGGAGCGCAAGTCCCATCAGGATTCTCCAGTGATGGCGGCCAGCCCGATCGCGAGGATCGCGGCGAGGCCGAGGGTGATCACCATCCCGATCGCCTCCGATCGGGCGGTGCCGGGGCCGCAGGCGGCATCGAGCGCGCGCGCGGTGTGGCGGTAGAGGGCGAGGAGGCGGGTCACGCGCGGATCCAGCGCGTGGCGCGTTCGCTCTGGGCGTCGCGCAGGTCGGCGATCGAGAGGCCGCGATCCTCGGCCACCGCCAGCATCGTCGCCGCTTCGATCAGCTGCTTGCATTCGCGCAGACCCCCGCTGTCGGGCGTGAGCGCGATGCTTTCGAGGTAGCGGCGGATGTCGGGCTGCTCGATCCCCCAGGCATCGCAGAAGGCGACCACGTCCTCGCGCTCGGGCGTGCGCTGCTCGTGCATGTGGGCGAGGCGGCTCATCAGGCGGGCGAGCTGGTCGCGCCGCCGCCCGGTCTTGATCGACTGGACCAGCTCCTCGTTGCCGAGCAGGCAGATCCCGACCCCGGTGGTGTCGTGCCAGAAGCGCAGCTCCTCGATCGCCTCGAGGCTGAGCCAGTTGGCCTCGTCGATCACCAGCAGGCCCTTGCGCCCCGTCACCCGCTGGACGACGACGGCCGAGGCATCGGCGGTCGACAGGCGGCGCTGCTCCACGCCGAGGGCCTTGAGCACCGCCTGGATCATCGACAGCAGGCTGCTGCTCGAGGGCTTCATCGTCGCCTTCCAGACCGGCCCTGCGCGGCCGGCGTATTCGTCGATCGTCATGGTCTTGCCCGTGCCCGGCCCGGTGCCGACCACGGTGATCCGGCCCGAGTGCGCGACTTCGAGCAGGTAGAGGATCTTCTGGCTGGTGCGCGTGTCGAAATAGCCCGGGTCGGCCGGCAGCTTCGCTTGGCGCATCGACTGCGCCTCGACCATCTGGCGGAACTGCCACACCCGGCGCGCGACATTGCTGCCGCCGTCCTTCGCGCCGTAGGTGCCCGCGGCGAAGGTGGTGATGGTGCCGACCGGGATCCCCGATTGCTGCGCGACCTGGCTCCACGGCATCGGCGGATCGCTCAGCTCGCGGTAGCCGTTGAGCCACAGCCGCATCTCCTCGACATCGACCGGGATGTCCTTGACGTTGATCATGATCCCTTGCTCTCCTTGTTCCTGGCTCAGTTGTTGGCTGCCGCGATCTTCGCGCGGCCGAGGCGCATCCGTTCGAGCGCGCTCAGCGGAGTCGGCTCGGCGGGGCCGGGGTTGTCAGCGGCGCGCGCGGCGCGCGGCAGGCCCACCGCCTTGCCCGAGGGGCGCACCGGGCGGACCGCACCGGCGCGCAGGGCTGGCGGGGGCGCGACACCGGCCTGCAGCTCGGCGAGCTGCTCGGCCGAGATCAGCTCCTCGGCCTCGGCCATCGCCTTGACCTGCTTCTTGTAGGCGGCGAGACGCTTGGCTGTTTCGCGCGCGCCGGCGGCATCGGTGAAGCCGGTGTCGGCGATCAGATCGGCAGCGGTGATGTAGCGGCCTTCCAGATCGTAGACGTGGACCTCGGAATGCAGGTTGTCGGGATCAAAGCGCACCGTCACCCGCTCGCCCCGGCGGCTCGAAAGCTCTGGGTGCCAGTAGCGGTTGCCGTGTAGCTCGATCTCGCCGGTCTGGCGGTTGATCAGCTTCTGATCGGCGGCGAGCAGCGCCATCCGCAGCTGCTCGGGGGTGGCCTTGCCGATGGTGCTGGCAGCGTAGCTTTCGAAGAACACCTCGTCGAAGCTGCGACCGTTCGCGGTCTGGGTGCGGCGGCGCGGGCGGGCGTTGTGGGCGGCGATTTCCTGGTCGACCAGGGCGACGAAGCGATCCCATTCAACCGCCTTGCTGCCGTAGTTTTCGGGCTTCGCGGTGGTGCTGTTGCCGGTGTAGGCGCCCTCGCAGGCCGGATGCTTGGCGATGCAGTCGCACAGATCGCGGAAGGCCCGTTCGATCGGCTTGGACTGGCCCCGGAACGGCAGCGCCCAGTGAATGCGCACACCGAGGGCGGTGAGCAACCCGGTCGGCTCCTCGGGCCTGATCTTGAAGCGGAAGCGGCTCTTCGCCCCGCCGGTGATCCACTTCGAGGCAAAGGCACGGCCGTTATCGAGCACGCAGTTGGCCGGGATGCCGAAGTTCCTGAACAGGTCAGCGAAGGCGAGCCGGGTCTGGATCGCGCTTTCCTCGCCGCCCAGCCGCCAGGCGAGGATCTTTCGGCTAAAAATGTCCTGGATGGCCAGCATGATGGGGCGGATCACCCGCCCGTCGGCGGTCTTCACGAAGACATCGAACTTGTGCCCGTCGATGTTGACCCACTCGAGCGCGCGCAGCTCCTTCACGCTGCGGCGCTGGGCGGGAATCGAGCGGCGCAGCGCCTCCTCGCCTTCGCGCTTCAGGGTCAGCACGGCGGCGGGATATTCCCGCTCCACGCGCCGCCTGAAGGTGCGCTCAGACGCCATTGAGAGGCCGCGCGCCTCGGCCATCCGGGCGACGCGGTAGTAGCAGCTGGTGAGCGTGGGTGCGCTGGCGCGCAGATAGTCGCTGATGAAGGCCTGCCACAGATCGGGGTGGATTTCCGCCTCGGCCCCGCCGCCCTGGCGGCGCGGGGCGAGCGCCACCAGCCAGTCGGCCCGCCCGATGCCCTCGACCGCGCGCAACCAGTTCCACAACGTCGACCGGCCGACGCCGAACTGGTCGGACGCGGTGGCAACAGCCGAGCTGCGGGTCGATCCCGCCTCGCACAGCAGCGCGATCGCATTGACGATGTCGAGTCGGCGCTGCGCTTCGGCCTTCACCTTGGCGCTCTGCCGGTCAAACCACGCCCAGGCCGATTCCTGCGCGATGCCAGCGGCGGTCGGACGGGTGCGGATCAGGCCGCGCCGCGCCAGCGCGATCCGCGCCTCGCCGGGCAGCAGGCTGACGTGGAATTCCACCCCGCCGCCGCGACCGCAGCGCTTGCGCACCAGAAGGCGATTATCGGCACCCACGCGCGTGGCCCAGCGCTCGGCCTGCGCGCGGCGGTTGATCGAGCGCTTGTCACCGGGCAGACCGGGCAGGCCCAGCGCCTCAAGCTCGGCCGCGGTGAACCACGCATCGTCTTCCAGCGGGATCAGTGATTGGGCTCTACTGGCCATTTATTGCTCACCTATCGCGGATAGGGGTTGCTTCGTTGCGCAGGCGGCGCTGCTCCTCCCTGAGCTGGTTGATCAGGGTCTCGATCTGGCCGAGCCGCGCGGTCTTGACCTCTTCGCCCACCAGCAGGGCGGCACCGATCTTTCGCATGATCGGATCGAGCAGGTCCTGCCGGTCGGTCACCACCAGCAGCGCGAACAGGCGGGAAGCTGGCACCTTGTGATCGGGCCGCGCGCCGCTGGCATAGGCATCGAGCATCGCCTTGCTGACGGTGTCGTTGAGCACGGCTGACATCGCGCCCGCGATCTCCTCCCGGCTGCGCGGATCGCTGGCGAGCACGGTGCCGACCAGTTCGCACACCTGCCGCTCCAGTCCCGCCAGCTCGGCCACGCCCTTGGCGGGCGCAGGCGGCGCGAAGTCGAAGGGCAGCTGGTTGGGATGGGCTTTAGCCTTGGGCATCGGCCTCTCCATCGCCCAAGCGCCGGTCAAGCCGCCGGGAAAGCGAGCCGCGGCAGTGATCACGCGGCAGGATCGTGACGATGCGGTTTTCCTCCAGCACCACCCGCTGCCCTCCTGCGAGGCGCACGAACCGCGCCCCGAATTCGATGGCGACCCGCACCGCCGGAACGTCGAGCGCGCGCCAGATTTCGGCGGCCGGCAAATCGGCCACCCGCTCGCGATAACGCTGGATTGCATGGCGGGTGAGAAAGGGCTCAGCCATGGCTCAGTCCCTCATCATCCAGCGCGTATCGAAATCGTCGAAGCGCGGCGCGGCGGGTTGCTCGGGGATCAGCGGGATCGGCGGCAGCGCCGAACGCAGCCCGCGCCGGGCCATCTTCGCGCGGTGCTGCTCGCGCATCTCGACCGCCTTCATCCGCGCCTCTGCCTCGATCGGGGTGACGCCCAGTTCCAGCGCCAGCTCCATCACCTTGCGATGGTGGCGGCAGTATTCGGCATGGCTGGCAAAACGCGGCATCACACCTCTCCTTGCTGGCTGTCGAAGTCGAAGAGCATCACCTTGCGCACCAGCAGCCCGAAGCTGCCAACCGCGCATCCCATCCCGCGCTCCTTGCCGATCCAGCCGACCAGCCCCATCGCGCGCAGCACCGCAGTGTGCTCGCAGTCGGCCACCCGCCACGCGCCCGCGTAGGGCTGCTTGCTGCTGATCCATGCCTGCTTGAGCACCTCGGCAGCCTCGGGATCAGCCGTTTCCAGCGTTCGGGCGACATCGCGCGGATCGGGCAGGCCGGTGACCATCGCCCGCAGCGCATCGCGCCGCGTCAACTCGAGCTCGCGCGCGGTGACCTTGTCTGCGCCTTCGCGCATGATCCGCGCCAGCTCGACCTCCGAGCGCATCGCGGCTTCGAGCTCGTTCCATTCGTTGGTGGGGCTGTAGGATGTCATGCCGCCGCCTCCCCGATGCGGACGAAGAACAGCGGCTCGCCATCGGGCGCGCGCGGGATGGGAATCGGGCGCAGCACGTTGATCCCGCGCCACTGCGCACCGGATCGCAGGACAGCGCCGCGCCTCTCCAGTCCTTCGACCAGCTGGAACGCCGCATTCAGGCTGCGGCAGCCAATGCCCTCGGCGATTTCCTTCATCAGCGGAGGTACGCCGATACTTTCCTCGTACCCGACGATGAAGCGCAGCGCGTCCTGCTGGCGGGGCGTGAGGCCGATCATGACAGCGGCCCTCCCGCGCGAACGAAGAACAGCGGCTCGCCATCGGGCGCGCGCGGGATCGGCACCTGCGCCAGAACCTCGATCGCACGTTGCCTCCTGGGCAGTCGCCGCAGCGCACCTCTGCGCTCGATCTCGTCCAGGTGGCGCGCGACTGTGGCAGTGCTCGAGAACCCAAGGCCAGCGCCGATCTCATTGAAACTCGGCGAGACGCCGCCATGCGCCTGCTGGAAGCCGATGATAAAGCGCAGCACGTCCTGCTGGCGCTGGGTCAAACCGATCATCGCGCTGCCCTCCGACCGGGGCGGCGCAGTTGCTCTCTGAGCACCCGGCGCTGTTGGCTGCGGCTCATGTCAGCAGCTCCCACAAGGTCAGCGCCTACCAGATCACGCCGGGCGCGATGATCAGGGCAATGGCGATGCCGAGCATGATCTCGGTCAGGCTGGCGCGGTCATCTGGTTCGCCGGGCATCACAGCACCTCCTCAAGCGACAGGATTTCGGAATTTCGGGAGAGCGGCGGCAGCCAGATCGTGCGCGTCTGGCCGGGCGCAGTCGGGCGCTTCACGTCCCAGACGATCCAGCAGTAATCGACCATGCCGCCACGGAAGGCGCGCTTGCCCATCGCGGCGATCAGGTCGCCCGGCGGCATCGAGGGGCGCTGGCACAGGTGCAGCACCGCCTGCGGCGGGTGGTCAGTGAACAACTGGAAGCGCACCTTCCCGGCAAGCCACTTGCTCGGCACGAGGATACAAACCCGCCGCGACGTGAGCACAAGCGCGTGCCGCACGAAGGCCTCTAGGATGCCCTTCCGGTAGGAATAGGGCGGATTGAAGATCAGGCTGCAGGGCGCGGGTGCGGCCTTGGTCTCGAGGAAGTCGCCCGGTGTGAAGATCATCGGCGCGCCGCCGCCGAAGTTCTGGTAGGCGACGTTCTCGACGAGGTCCGATCCGTAGGTGAGGAAGTTCCGGTCGTGCGCGGCGAGCAGGGTGTTGCCCATGCCGCAGCACGGATCCCAGATCGCAAGTCCCTCGGCCTGCTCCAGCGCCAGATCATCCAGCACGAGAGCCAGCTGCTCGGCGCACCAGAACTCGTCGACATACCAGTCGAGCGGATGGCGCTTTGAATGCCGGCCCGAGGAAATTTCACCCCTCACTCGCCCAGCTCCTCATTGAGCCGGTCGCGCAGGACGCGCTTCATCTCGGGCGTGAGCATCGAGACGAGCTTCGGCACGAACTGGCGCTTCTGCTCGAGGCTGAGGCGCGACCAAGCGCCCGTGATCGCGTCGTAATGCTTCTGGTGCGCCACCGGCGCCGCCAGCGGCACTGGGCCACCGACCCCTGCCGCGATCTTGGCATCCTCAACGCCAATCTCGGGATCGGCGATCAGCGCCTCGATCACCTTGCGGCGTACCCTCTCATCCTTGAGCTGGGTCAGCGCCTTCAGCTGCGCGCCGTTCTCCCCCACCACCGGATGCTTGGCGAGCTGCTCGACGAGATCGGGAAAGGGCTCGATCACAAGGCGATAGAGCGCCAGATCATTGTGGATCGTGCGCCGCGACATCCCGAGCGCTTCGCCGACCGATTCCTCCCAGCTGTATGCTTGTGCAATCTTTGCACAAGCATCCTCGGTCTCATCCCTGAGAGCCGCCTCAGCGGTCTCTTCGAAGTGCTTCACACGGTCCCAGCGCGCCTTCGCGCCGCGCTGGTATTGGTCGAGATCGCCATGCGCGCGGGCGATGCGCTCCTGCGCGGCGGTCACCAGCGCGGCGGTGAACTTCGCCCGCTCGATCGGCCCCAGCGGGCGGCGGTGCAGGTTCTCCGAGGCCTCCAGGTCGGCGAGGTCCTCGGGCTTGCCCTTGACCTCGATCGCGAAGACCGTGATGCCCTCCATCAGGGCACCGGTCAGCCGATGCATCCCGGTCACAAGCCGCCAGGGGCGATTGCCCTCCGCCTTGCACTTCTCGATGCTCTTGCTCGGGAAGACCCGCGTCACCTTGATCGGATCGCGCTGGCCATCCACGGCCATCAGCCGGCCAAGCGCAGCCGCCTTGTCCTCGTGCAGGAAACCGATCCGCGCGGGGATGAAGATGTCGTTCGGGTCAAGCTCGAGCAGCTGGGCGCTCGTCAATAGCGGGCGAGCGTTCATTGCGCACCTCCACTTAGACGATGCGCGCCCGCTTCGGCCTCGCTAGCCTCTCCGGCATCAACAGCAGGAGACCCGCCTTGAGCATCGATACCGAACTTGCCGACCTCAAAGATGCGCTGCGCCAGACGCAGGCGCGCCTCGACGCGCTCGGCGCGTTCCAGATCGCCATCGGCGCGGCCCTGATCCGCACCGATCCCGCCCTTTCCGAAGCGCTGTTTGACCAGCTCGATCTGGCGCATCGCCTGGCCAAAGACGCGGGCGAGCGCGCCAGCGCGGCGGTCCTCAACAAGATCGTCCAGCAGCTGCATCAGCAGCTCGGCCTGCAAGCGAACGATTGATGCAGCCCGCGCCTCGCCCTCGGCGCGCGCTTCGGCCATCATCCTGGCGGCGTAGCTCGGCACCACAAAGTCTGTGTCAGCGGTCAGATGCGCGACATATTTGCGCGCCTTCTCTTCATCGCCGATCCAGAAGGTCACCATCTGGTCGGCTTCCTTGGGCAGGCGCACCGAAACACACTGGCCAGCGAACTTTGCGCTGTCCTTCGACCAGAAGCGGCGATTGCCAAACCGCATCGATCCGTCTTTGCCGACAAACTTGTCGACAGGCCAAGGCCAGTTGTTCATGCCGCCACCGCCTTCCCGCGGCCCGCCAGCCGCTTGGCATCCTCCGCCTCGATCTTGTCGAGCTCGCGATAAAGCGCCTCGATAGAATGGAAATTGGCCCCAACGGGGTCAGGGTTCTTCGGACCCCGCCGCCATCTGAAGAACGTGGTCGGGTGCACTCCTGCCCTGCGGCAGAGCTGCGCGATGGGCACGCGGGCCGCTTTCGCGCGCCGCTCGATGTCCCGGATGGTCGATTGCTGGTCCATGTCGTTTGCAGTAACCGCATTTTTTCAGCCGCGCAAGTGCAGAAATGCAGTTATATTTGCAGCCCCCCCTTTGCTACCTGACTGGTATGGAGGGGCTCGAACAGGATCGCGAGCTGGTGCTTGCGCTGAAAAATTACGCTGGCACGGATCTGGCCGCGATCGCGCGGAAGGCCGGGATAGCCCCTTCCACTCTGCAACGCCCTGCAAATGGTTCAGCGGACACTCGCCTCAGCCAGCGCACGATCGAGAAGCTCCGTGCAGCCTTCCCCAAGTTCCCAGGCTGGACCCGGGCCGGTGCGGCCGCGCTCGTCAGCCGCGTCGAACCCGATATGGTCGAGATCGCCTCCATCGACCTCAATTTCGGCCTCGGCCCGGCCTTCATGGACAGCGAGATACTCGAACACCAGGCAGACACCCTGCTGTTCCCGCGTGATTGGCTCCGCTCGATCACCCGCAGCCCGCCCGAACAGCTCTATTGGGCCAAAGGCCTGGGCAACTCGATGGAGCCGACCATCGGCGATGGTGATGTGATCCTGATCGATCGCTCCGCCGAAGGCTCAAAGTTCGGCGATCTCTACTGGGCCATCGCCTTCGGGCAGACCGGAATGGTCAAACGCCTGCGACCAATGCCCGACGGCAGCATCAAGATATTGAGCGACAACCCAGCCGTCCCGCCCGAGGTGGCGCACGATGGCGAGCTGCACGTTTTTGGCCGCGTCATCGCCGTGGTGAGGAGGATCTGA